TGGTGATATGAATATGCAAACAATCTTAACATTTATGATTGGCCTATTGGTAGGCGTATCATTGACAGCAACGGTCGCTGTATTAACCGATAATCCCACACTGGAAACGGTAAACAAGGCAATGACTGACTGTGAAAAGAGCTTGCCAAGAGACCAGCATTGTTATATAATTGCGGTGCCCCCCTCCCTGGATTGATATGGATGATTTTTTAGATTTACCACCAGAACCACCACCAATGGTTGATTTACACCTTGGTGCTGCTACAGTGGTACCATTCTCAAAGAATAAGTTAAGAGCACTTGGTCCTAAACCAATAGGACCTGGTGTCATGATGTTGAATGTATTGATTGTGGTTGCTGCATTGGCCAATTTGGTATTGTTTTTCAATGTGTGGAAATGGATATTAGAATGAAAGCAAGGATTGTATAATGTTTGTATTTGATGTGGAGACACTTGGTAAGCAATCTCATTCAGTGATTCTATCCATGGCTTGTGTTCATTTTGATCCTTCAGAGAAACCATCCCACATTGATTTGAAACAAAATGCCTTCTTTGCCAAATTCAAGGTCAAAGACCAAGTGCAAAGGTTGAATCGTGTGATTGGCAAAACTACCATGGAATGGTGGAACAAGCAATGCGAGAATGTCAAAGCTAAATCATTCAAACCATCATCCAATGATGTTCTATTTGAGGATGGTTATGAAGCAATGCGTACATGGGCCAAACAATTCAATGAACCAAAATCGTGGGTGTGGGCTCGTGGCAATTTAGACCAATTGGTGTTGGATGATATTGAAGAATCTATTGGACTTGAACCAATCTTCCAATATGCTCGTTGGCGTGATGTAAGAACTGCTGTGGATATTTTCTACAGCACGGACAAAGGATATGTGAATGTGGATTATCCTGGCTTTGATACATTCTTACATATCACCAAACATGATCCTGTGGATGATTGTGTATTTGATGCAATGCAATTAATGTATGGAGTTGAACGATGAACAAATATGAATTAGAACTTAAGTATGCAGAGGATTTTGCATTAGATTCTGCTCTCCGTTTCCTATGCCGTCAACCTTGGGTCATGTCCAAGACGATAGACCGACTGGCACGTGAAGATGGACTGGATCCAGACCTCTTGGAACTCGCTGTGGCAGTCTTATTTCCGTCCGCTGTAGTCCACGTAGCGACTGGAAAGACTGTATAATACTTGACCAAATGGCTTGAGTACTAAAGTAGTATATTGCCATTTCCACCAACTCCTGTATACTCTCTTTATTGATTGAAACAAAGGCAAAAAATGATTGATGTGAAATTTGTTGGTGGTAAGTATGTTGCTGTTATCAATGGCAAGACCGTTAAACGTGCTAAAAAAGAGCACATGGATTATGTCATCCGTAAAGCACAAAAAGAATCAAACGATTCCGCACCTGTTACAGAGTCCCGCTTCTCTATCAACCAACGCTTCGGTTTTGTGTCTGATATGGTTACTATGCTTGCCAATGGCGCACAGGCCTCCGTTGTTGTGACTGGTCCTGGTGGTCTTGGTAAGTCCTTTACAGTGTCACAAACGTTGACAGCACTTGGTTTCAAGGATGTGTCCGTGCTTGATGATATCGCTGTTGGCACCGTCCTTAAGACTGCCAAGACTTTCCGTGTCATCAAAGGTTATTCAACACCTAAAGGCCTGTACCGCACACTTTATGAGAATAAAGATGGCGTTATTGTGTTTGATGATTGTGATTCAGTACTCAAGGATCCTACATCATTGAACCTGCTCAAAGGTGCGCTTGATTCATATTCACGCCGTATCATTTCATGGAGAGCGGACATCAAAGATGAAGATTTGCCTACATCCTTTGAATTCAAAGGTCGTGTTGTGTTTATCTCCAACTTGTCCGCATCCAATATCGACCAAGCAATTTTGACCCGTTCATTGGCTGTTGACTTGTCCATGACCACAAAGCAAAAGGTTGAGCGTATGCGCCACCTGTTGTCTACTGGTGAGTTTATGCCTGAGTTTGACAAGGTCGTTAAGTCTGACGCCATGGATTTGATTGAGAAGCACCAAGATACAGTTAAAGAGTTGTCTTTAAGAACCTTGATACAAGTTACCAAGATTCGTCAGAGTGCAGGTAAAAACTGGGCTGATTTGGCTGAGTATGCAATTTGCGGTTGATGAGGTAAACAATGCAAGGACATAATTTCAACCGCAAATTGCATTGTGTTGGTATGTTTATGTCCTGTGTTCGGTGTGGTTTGATTAAACTAGGAAACAAAGCAACACAAAAGGCAGTTAACAAAGGTTGTGGTGGACTCCGCGACCTTGAAGATGATGAATACTTGAAGTTGAAAGGTAAAAAATGAGTTTGTATAATATGGTGTTTGGTGAAAATGGTTCACAAAAAGAATTCTTGTTTAGTTTGCTAGGCAAAGGTCAACAAGATTTTGGTCGTTATCGTGACATTTATGTTACCGATACTCACATTGTTGTCCATACACGTAATGGTGGCGGCAACCGTGAAGACTATCAGGATGTATTTGATGAGATGTTTCATCACCCATTGTATGATTATGATGAGGATGATGATTTTGATTGCACCTATGCCAATATCTACTTTAAACACCCAGAGGGTTATTCTGAAGTTTTGAAAGAGATGGCAGAAGGTACTATCACGCCTAGTGAGAAGTGGCAGATGCTATTTGCCGCATTGGAGAAGAAATGAACGAACGAATTAAAGAACTTTGGTCACAGGCTGGAGGTCACTATGATAGCGGCAATCAACACACTTGGCCACAATATACAATTGATGATCCAGAAAAATTTGCTGTGTTTATTATCAAAAAGTGTAGGGACATTGTATCAGACACCAGAGACCAGGCTATTGAAGAAGAATGGAATGTGGATGAAGCAATGTCCACAGCAATGTATGATATTGAGGAACATTTCGGAGTTAAAGAATGACCTACGAAGAACGACAAGAACAAAATAAACAACACACAGATAATCCACAGGTTGGAGATTTTTGGCATGAAATGTTTAGTCCATATCATGTTGTTCTAGCGGTGACTGATGCTCATGTCATCATTTGTGATAAAACGGTACCAGCTGGTTCAAACCATTATACGTTTGATTTATCTGAAACAAAAACAGTCACACTTGAAGAACATAAAAATATTGTAACATATTCAACCATGCGAGATAAGTTTGTTGCTGATGTGGTACCGAAATCTAGAATGATGCCGTGGATTGAAGAATGGCGCCGCAAGCGTAAAGAAGCGATGATGCAAGAAATGAAATATTTTATGTGAGGTTGAAGAATGAAAGTTGTGATTAATGATTGTCATGGTGGTTTTGGTTTGACCGAGATTGCATTGGAAGAATACAAAAAACGTAAAGGTATCACTGACCCCGATTTCTACTACTACAGCATTTCTAGGGATTGTCCAGTGTTGGTTGAAATGGTAGAAAGTGGTGGTGTTGATAGTGCCTATTCAAGCTTGAAAGTTGTGGAAATTCCAAATGATGTGAATTGGTATATCGAAGAACGTGATGGCATGGAACACGTTGCTGAACGGCACCGTACATGGAGGTAATATATGTGGCGTAAAAGGGAAATTGACAATCAAATAAAATATAATGAAATAAAAACTGAGTGTAATGCCATGTTGATGGGTTTACTTGGTAGACAGGAATTGGTTGATAAGTGGTGGGATGGGCCTAATCATTATTTTGGTTTGAGGCATCCCATTGATGTATTCAATTCTGGTGAGGCAGGTCGGCAAAGTGTTTACAATTATTTGGGTGAACACTGTTTTGGTGGTGGTGGAAATTAATAGGAGAAAATGATGAATATCGAACAAATGTTAAATGATTTTGCAGTGGTTACTTATTTGAAGGGTAATACTTGGAACCGGCATGAACAATCAATTCGTGATGAAGCAATGAAACGTATTCATGAACATGGTGCTGCATTGGTGCAAGAAGAAGTCACTGCTCGTGAATATGCACGATTGAAACAAATGGTGTTGGACTTTGAAATTACACACGGCATCAAATGAGTGGCGGACATTTTCAATACAAGCAATGGGAAATCGGTAACATTGCTGATGAAGTTGAGCAGTTGATTATCGACAATGATTCTGAGGAATTGGATGAATATGGTGACCCCAAAGGTTCACACTTCAGCAATGAAACTATTGAAGAATTTAAAACGGCATTGACCATATTACGCCAAGCCCATGTTTATGCTCAGCGTATTGATTGGTTGGTATCTGGTGATGATGGTGAAGATTCATTCCATCGCCGTTTGAAACACGATTTGGAAAAATTATGACAGAAAAATGTGTAATGTGTGATGAACCTGCCGTATGGATACGTCACACACAATTTGCAGGAGAGCATCCATATTGTGAAGACCACGCCAAGATGGAGGGAGATTTTGGTGTGAATGATTCATACGCATTTTGGACAATGACTCAGGAGATAATGTATGAAATGGTTAAACCCAAAGCCTGAACCAAAAATTGGTGACACAAGGGAACGATTTCCGTTTGCGTGGTTACCAACACAGGTTGAAAATCACAAGGTATGGTTGGAACGATATTGGATCAAGGAAGAACTAAAAATCAGTGCCAGACTTGATGAAGGTGTGGTTTATCCTGTGGAGGCATGGGTGGAAATTGAGCGTGGAATTCCACATTACTACTAAAGCACTACTGTTGTATTTGTGCAACCGATGCCAATTTTTGTTGCCATTTACTGGCACCTGTGATAGAATACTTGTATTGATTGATTGAAAAAGGTTTTGTAATGATTCTCAATAACGCACCTCAAGCAGAGGCGATTCTTTCCAATGTTGGTGAAATCGGTGAATTCCGTATCCGTAATTCAGCAAAAGCATTTAACATTCTTTCCAGCGGTTTGTACGCCAATAAGATTAAGGCGATAATTCGTGAGTTGTCATGTAATGCCATCGACAGTCACACCGCAGCAGGCACCACACAACCTTTCGAGGTGCACCTGCCAACCACGCTAGAACCGTGGTTTTCCATTCGTGATTTTGGCACTGGTTTGTCA